TCTTTTTGTATACCTGCTTAATTCTATCGCCTTCACCAACCCAAATGGTAGAGGTATTCCATTCTCCTATGGCATCCAATACCACAATTGTAGCATCCTGGAATCTGCTTGTGTAATAGCCTGCAGCTGCATGTGAGTAGTGGTGCTTAAATGTTTTTACTGGGAGATCTTTGAGCTCAGGATGATTGATATACCTTGGGCTGTCTCCCCCAAAGCCCCCACTAATTGCAATTCTACTTTTCTTTAATAGTGGCTTTTCATAATAGGCAATCATGTCTGGCTTGCCATATCTCAATGCATCTTCAATTAGTTTATCATTAGTAAACCAATCATTCTTTTCTTTACTATACCGCTCAGCGTGCCCAGCAAAAAGAATATTGCCGTTCTCAATTAGCGACACTGAAGCATCATGTGTTGTCTCATTAATTCCAAGAATTTTCATTAATAGATATACTTTCTAGGCTTAAGTGCTTTACGATTTTTCCACTTCCAAAATCGAAATTTTATTTGCTTAATTATTTTCATGGTATTTATTATACATTAATTCTGCAGCATATTTATGGAATCCAGTTCCCCAGTGGGCACCATCTTCTGCATAAAAATAGTTTGGGCTGCCATCGTCATTATCATATAGGTAGCTCTCCAGATTAAGATCGTCGAAGTTATAAAAAGTTTTAAAGTTAAACTTATTGAATATATCCCTCATTGCTGGAGAATTGTATGATGTTGATACAAGGTTTATGCCATATAATTCCATAAGCTTTTCAAACATTGAGTATGTCTCATACAGATAAGGGGTCATGCTGTCGATTATTTCTAGAACATCCTGCGTAAAGCTAGTATTATGATATGAATATTTATCTGGGTTAACTACTGCATCGTAGTAGCCGTCTAATTTTTGGTGCAGCCTGATTCCCCTAAAGACATCTGGAAACATTATAAATATTGTATCTGGCTTGCCATAAGTATCTATATATCTCAGAATTAAGGATATGATGCCGTTAAAGCTTGCACCTTCCCTACCAATATTTATTGCATGTATTTCTTTGCCTATGTCTTCAGATAGCTTACTGGCTAACAGATTAGGCCAAATATTACTGTCATCGCTTATTCCAGTTCCAAAGGTATTGGAGCATCCAGCAAACAGCATGTGCACTTTGCTGGGGTTGACAACAAACTCTTCTGACCTATACCTTAATGAGTTCAGGACAAGGCTGCTATCTCCTTGATCATTTTTAGGCATCTTACCGTCAAAGCCATACAGGCGATCCTGCTCAGTAGGACCAAACCTGTCATCGAAGTTTTTAAGATAGTTGTAGTTCATTAGCTAGCTGCCCTTCCATGATTCAGCCCCCGTAAGCAACTCGTAGAATTTGCTTGCATAAAAATCTTGTTCTGCAATACCTGGATGGGAGTCATCCATAGCCTTAAGCATAATATCTTTATATTTACCATTATACACTAAGCCAAACCTATAGAGGTGATCTAGAAACATGTCCTCATCTATTTGATATAAATATTTTATTTTATTTCTGCCATCATCTTTGCTTGCCCTAGCGACAGAGAAAGATCTGTCCCATGTCATTGCAAAGGCATTAATGTTATTGTTTTCTATAAAGCGAATTGCAGCCTCTACCCCGTTCCACATGTCCCTTTCTGGCTCTGGAAAAAGAATAAATAAGTAGTCTGGTTTGCCGTATCGAATAATATACTCATCGATTAAATTGATAATATCTGACATAGATGCGGAAGGCTTTCCTAGATTAAAATATCCTGATGTCTTGGTGCTATGGCTTATAGACGTATAAAGTTTGTGTGCCCATAAGAATTCTTCTGGCATAGAATCTCCAAAAGTTAAAGAACATCCAGCAAAAAGAATATGCTTTCCAGAGTGGTCTGCAGTAAACTCATCACAACGAAAGCCCTCAGAGTTAATTTTATAAAAATCTTTGCTACTTAGCCCTAGCTTATTTAAATATTTTTTAGTTACAAAAAATCCATAGGAGTCTACCCAAGGACGTGAAACAGACTTATGAAATCGTTTTTCTGAGTTTTCTTTTTCATTTAGGCCAAGCTCCGTGAGCTCTGCTAGGATCAGTTCTTTGACCTGATCAAACTCTTTGTGGTATTTTTCATGGCGGCTCATGTAAACTTCATTAAGCTTCTTTGGCAAGCTAAATAGGTCCATGCAAATCTCTCCAAATATTATATGCAAAGTTATAATAAAAGTCGTGTTCTGCAATTCCTGGGTGAACAATATCGAATGCCCTCAACATAAATTTTGCAAATTTATTATTCTTGTTAATCTTTATGAAGGTCATCATGTGGGCCTGGAGTTCTTTTTCAGCAAATTGATATAGAGTATTATTCGTCTGCTGTCTTGGGTCAAGCCAGGGGCTTTGGTAAAACACATCATTAAAATTAGGATTTTGATCAAGGTACGCACCGCCCTTGAAAGAGTGTATGTCCCAAGAAAACATTATAAGTTTGATATTGTTTGTCTCTGCATATTGAATAAGAGCATTGTGCATTGGAAGAATTACAGAGTGCAGACTCTCTATTGGAATGCCTGCGTCAATTGACCTCTCTAGGTCTGGGAAATTAATAAAGATATATTCTGGATTTCCGTATAGCTCAATATACTTAAAGACTTGATAATAAATATCTAAATGGTTAAATCCTGGTCCAGCAACATTGTAATATCCGCTGGTAGGAACTTGCTTACTAATAGATTTATATACCATTTTAGACCAGGTTAAGTCAATGGGTAGCCCGTCACCAAAAGTTATGGAGCATCCAGCAAACAAAATATGAAGTTTGTCGTGTGAGTCGGAGAACTCGTCGCACCTTAGCCCGTCTGAGTTTAAGTGGTAAAAATTATCTATTGTCTCGCCAAAGGTCTCAAGATTCTTTTTAGTAAAGTAAAGATTGAATGGAGACATTAAGGCTGGCATTAGCTTTGAGTATTTCTGAGACTTACTCTCATGGACTTTGCTAAGCGGGAAATTTGTTTCTATGTAGTCAAAAAGCTCTTCCGCTTTATCAAACCATTCCGTGTAGTCTTCTCCATATTGCTGGTAAAACTCCAGAGTTGACTGGGAAGGATTGAAACCACTTAAATCTTTATACGCCTTGCTCATGTTTTTGAGCATGTGCTACCGCATATGGGTGACGCATGCACTCCCAATCTAACTGATTGCTTAGCTGTTTCCCACCAGTAAAGTCTGGATCTGCATGGTTTGGGATGCTGGTGTGCATATACAAACAAGTATGCCTTCTTCCAGACGTTACTTCCGTAATTCCATGGATGTGTTCAGAGCCAGCACTTGGGAAGAATACTGCAGAATATTTGCGTGGCTTATACTCAAAACCCTGATTCGGGAAATAAATAACTCCACCCTCATACTCGCTTGGGTCATTAAGATAGATTATTGTGCTCCACTCAATAAAAGGTTCTGGATCTTGTGCATCCATGTGTAGTCCACCAGAGCTTCCAGCTGTCCACATAGAGCCAAATGCCTTAAAGACATATATTGGATTAACAAAACCGTTAAGCTCTTTATGAACCTCGTTTGACTTATCTCCATACTTTACAAGCAAGCTCATAATTCTATCATTATATGGAAATGCTGTTCCTCCAAACCTTTCCTCATAATATTCTGGATACGGGTTTGTCTCAGATGGTGACATCTGCTCCTCGATCATTACAGCAGCATCTTCTGGTGTAATAAAGTTATCAATTATATGTATACGATGCGTCATACTTCCTCCTCTACTATTATAGCACTAATAGATTGCCTTAACTGATCCAATAAACCTTTCTCCACCAACGTCTACAATCTTTAAATCATAAGGGTCATAGGGAACATCATCTTGCTGGTAAAAAATTGGCTTAATTAAATCTGTATCAATGCCTACGCACGTTCCCCAGGCCTTTCCAATCTCAGACTTTAAGGATTCTACAACAGAGTTATATTTATGCTCTAAAGAAAACGGAACATATAGCTCTTCCAATGGCCTGAATTCTTGTATATCATCAATAATATCTGATGGCGGGGACCATAAATCAATTTGCTTCTTGAAAATATCTAAAGATAAGTATTCATTTTCTCCGTAAAACTTAAGGTGCACTGGATAGTCTAGAGACTTTATTAAGTTGCTAGAAGAAAACAATAGCTCACTATTGGCATAAGATGTTTTTTCAAAAGTTTCTGATGTTTCATAACTGGCCTCAAGAAAATGCTTATCTTTAATGCTTAGCGATGGCTTACCATATCCAGAAATTATTCCAGGATTTTCCTTAAAAAATTCAACCAGCCTGGAGTCCCAGCCTTCTGATAAATAAATCCTGTCTGATAGTATTAAGGTATACTCAGAATGTATTTCTGGCATATGAATTGCGGTCTGCTTGAAGCTACACGGACTACCGAGTTTGTCCCAAAAAATATGAGAGTATTCAAGGTTATTTAGATGAGAAAACTTATCTTTTCTAAGCATTGGGTGCTGATCATACACAGTAACGTGAACCGAACCAGATGAGGTATTAAACACATTCTCTACTATATCGAGAAGTTTTGGGTTTTTATAAGAATATATAACTACACTAATACTAATCATTTCTCATAGACTTCCCACGAAAAATTTTCTTACGCCAGGCAAACCACTTGTAGTATCCGTGAATTCTTGTTCTTCTTTTTTCAGCTGCAAAGGTATGCCTCTCAATTTCTTTTTCAGAATCGTCCACTTCCATTTCCCAATTATCTCTTTTAAAAGGAAGAATCTGAAATAGTGGGGTTCCCTTTGGAATAACTCCTCTAAAGCCTTGCTTTAAGAAAAAAGCAATAAAGACAGGCAAACCCCAAATATCCGATTCGACGATTCCCGACTGGACAGTAAATGGCAAATCATATCTATTCATTGGGTGTGTAATAAGAACAGAGTATCCTGGCGGAGTTTCATAATACCAGCCCATCTTAAAGCCATAGTGAATAGGGTGATGTCCTTCTGGAACTGGCAGCTCAATAGTTGGTCTATGATCTACAATCATATTCTCACCGTCCCACCACAAAATTGGTTTACCGTCATCGTCAATTTCTACGTGTAAATCATCTGTCAGCATGTAGTGATATCCAGCTGTCATAGCATCTAGGAATGGCGGACACTGTTTGGTAGCAACTGTTGCACCATCTGTGCCAATATAGTTTACTGGATGAAGAGTTTTTTCGCTATTAGATTTATGATGCTTTGCTAAAGTTTTATACCATTCTGGCACGTGCATAGAAGCAGGCTCTGGAGGAATTAAGCCATGCTCTTTATATTTAGAATGAGCTGGTGTAAAAACAATTTTTAACAAATTGTCTTCCACTATCTATACTCCTTCTTAGAACGAAATTTATTTTTATAACCATTCATAAAGGTGCTTCTAAGGTTAAGTCTTTGGCTATTGAACAGCGTTTTTGCATCTGCTGGATCTACGACTTCAGAGCTCCACTCTTCTCTCTTAAATGGTATTAGCTGATACAGCGGTGTGCCTTGCCTAATTGTGCCCTTAAACCCCTTCTTTACAAGGAAAGAGACGTGACCATCTGATACAAATCCATCTGTATCAATCAGTCCTGTAAAAGCCCACAACGGCGAATCATCTGTGTGATATGGGTTAGTAAACAAAACGCTGTATCCTGGGTCAGTTCCCACAGCCCAAGTTGGCAAAATTCTAAATAGTTGTTTATGGTATTTTTCTGGATCAATCGGGTAGTTCTCATACTGCTCTGGTGCATGCGTAGCAAATAAGTCAGCCTTTAGACTTTGTAAAGTTAGTGGTATTTGCCACTCTAGCTTTTCTGGATTCGTAGCATCTAGGTGGATATCACAAGGTGCCACAATCATGTAGCCTGCAGTCATGGCATCAAAGATAGGCATGCACCTTTTAATTGTAGATGCAGCTGTTCCAGACTGCGGAATCATTTCTGCATCCCCCTTGTTCCCTGGCTGAGTTTTATACCACTCTGGGACAAGCCTTACTGATGGCTTTGGTGGTGGCACGAAATCCATAGTTTGTTCACTAAATGGATAAAATCTAATTGTTGGCATACTGCTCCTTAATTCTATCTACTATTATAGCATCTCCACGAAATGTCATATCAAACATGGGGTCTCCTCGTCTTGGAATACCAAGCTCATGATCCTCCATGTGGCTACCAGTATTTTTAAATTTAAAATAAACAAAATGCGGCTGTAACAAATCTGCGTCTCTTGGTGGCTGATGCCAAAAATCAGTTTCTTTATTAATTAAAAAGGCAGATTCAACACTTGGCTGTAGGTATGTTACTTCTACATTTGCATCTATAAACCACGGCACAAAAAATTTATAAGTTCCTTCAAAGCAGTCTTCTTGTTCTGGCATTGAATAACTAGTGTTATAGTATTGCCTCATCCACAACCTATCTACATGGTAAAGGGGCTCGTCTCCTTGTTTTAAAAGAAACATATCTGCTGCTAAATGGTATCTAATGGTTATTTCATCCCCATTAATTGATAGCAACGATGGTTGATGTCCAATGTTTTGAACATAGTTATTTAAGGGCTTAACTATAGAATCTTTATACGGACCGTTCAAGACCTCTTGGTAAGACATCCAGGATGGCTTTACCATTGATTTAAAGCTAAGATCTATAAAGTCTGGATCTTTTGTTTCATACCAGATCTTTTTATTATCTATCGTGCTATGCGTATCATGAATCATTTTCTTTTCCATAGAGCCTCCTGTCAGATTCGAACTGACGACCTACGCATTACAAGTGCGTTGCTCTGGCCAACTGAGCTAAGGAGGCAGTGCGACCTGGATGGGACTTGAACCCACGACCCCCACCGTGACAGGGTGGTGCTCTAACCAACTGAGCTACCAGGCCTAAGCTCCCCTCCGTGGATTCGAACCACGAACCTTAGAGTTAACAGCTCTCTGCTCTGCCATTGAGCTAGAGGGGAAGGTATAACTAGTATACACTATTCAGATAAGAGTACATGTTCTTGTAAAACTCATCTGTCGTATATCCAAACCTATTTGAGAATGCAGTCTTCCACGAAATGCCACGACCCATATCCGACATAAAACCAATAAATGTTTCATATGATGAAGTGCCAATGAGGTATTCTACTGCAAGACCTCCAAGGTCATATGCTGCATAATCATTTATGAGGTGCCTAGACTGTGATGTAGAGCCTACCTCAAGAAGAGTATAGATGCCTACAAGATCTGACTCACTCATATTATTAATTGCATTCGCAAGGCCAAATCCATACTCGGTTGCCATCAACCTAGTGGCGACACCTTTTGAGCCTGCCACCATTGAAGATCCAGGGTTTGCCACGGTGTATCCAAAATATTTCGCTGACCCTCCAGAAATCCATAGAGGATTATTGCTTGGTGTTAGCCCAATACTTGACTGAAGGCTCTGAAAATATTTTTGAACAATTGACTCTTTTTGCCAACGAATAGTCCTGTCATCAGTTTTGGTTGACACGCACAGATAGAAAACTTTTGGCTGTGCGTCTCCTGGACCGCAATCGCTACCCCATGGACCATTGCCAATATAAGACACCCAGGTTTCTCCAGTAGGAAGCCTACCACCATAAGTTGCCATCATTTGGTCTGCCCACTCCAAATCATTTACCGTAAACAGGACTGCGTGATAATTATCAATAATTCCGATGTTGTGGTCCCAAATACTAACTGCATCAGACAGGGCTTTCTCTAGGGAGTTTTCCTGAGAACTTGACATAGATGGTCCCACCAAAACCTGACTATCTTCAACGGTAAAAGATCCATCTATCTGTGTTCTAAAGCTAGCATAAGCAAGATTCGCAACGCTAATCTTTATTTCTTCGGGCTCCTCGGCTGGAGGTTCGCTCTCTGTTGGTATAGTTTCTGCAACCTCTTCTTTTGCAGGACTTGATAGCTGTGTAGATGATGAGCTTTCTGGCTCTACCTTCTCTTCAGAGCGTGGCGAATCAGGCTCTACGGATAGCTCCTGTGTGACCTCTTCTGGACTCTTAACAGCAGGAGAACTAGTCTCTGCTGGAGATGGGGTAGCCGTGTCTTCTTGTACTGGTAGCAAGGGATCTGCTAACCTAGTTGTTTGAGAAAGCTCCTGATCTATTACTGTCGAACACCCAGAAACTAAAAATAGCGGTATGGCTACTAGAGCTGCAACAGCTTGATTACGTGTTGGCAAGGGTCTCCTCCATTTTCCCACTCTTGCTCTTCTTCTTCTGTCATATATGGGTCTCCATTGTGAGTATTGCAAAATGGCTCGCTAACCCAGCCCTGCTCAATGCCCTCACGGAGCCACTCAGAGAATTTATTTTCCATGTATAAATTATATACTAGGTGTGTAGGTTTGTCAACTACCAGGATTTGTCATAAATTTTAGGTAGTGGGAAATAGTGCTGCTCCCAAAATGGCTCATTCTCCATGTTAGCATTTAAATAAGCTTCCTGCTGAATTACTTTTAATGGTATGACATCATAGGCAATTGTAATTCTTTCTCCTGGCCATTCCCAAGGACCCATGGCATGCTGGTAACCAACCATAGACATTACTGCACGATTATTCTTGTTGTGGTTTACCTTCATCTCACCGTTTACGTCGTAGTGCGTAGTTGATGGCTCTGCATTTACGGAATAATATCCATGAAATGCTGGCACCCTAATGTTTGGATCTAGGTGGTCGTGCCACTCCAGCTTGGCACCCTTATCAATGCTGTTAATGTTAAACCAAGCTTGGGCCATCCACTGCTCAGAGTTATAATCAATTTCATAGTAGTCACAGGCCTCACGTGTCATGTCAACGACTGCAGAGAATAGTTCGTGCATAAATGGATAATACATCTGGAATGCATTATACTCTCTTGACTTATGTGTTGAAAGGGACTTTGAATAAGTAAAAATATCTGTCTCATCATCGTGTGGTCTGATGCCCCACATTTCCAAATTTGCAATTCTTTCATACTCTAGCTTTAGTCGCTCTGCTGCGTAGTCTAGATCATTGTCTAAAAATCTTTCAAAAAACTTTTGAGGTTTTGAGTTTTTATCAAAGTCCCAGTCTTCTGGGCCTTGATAGTTATGCTTTGACATTTCCATTGCTTCTCTTTCTCTAGATATAGGAATACCCTACCAAACATTATACACTATTTGGCAGGGTATTGCTATACGTTAGTCTTGGTTTTTATCTACTTTGGCAAAAGCAGCATTAATCTCATCCATTGTAAGCTTGCCGTCATCCAGAAATGCTCTAGCGAGCTTCTCAACAACAGTTGCTACTCCAAGGATACCTGCCATCATTACTGCAGATAGCATATCAATACCAACTACAGCACCTGCACCCAGGACACCAAGTCCAGATGCAGCAAATACAGCAGCGATTCTCCAAAGGACGTTCTTCAGGGTTTCCCAACCACCAACAACGCCCATTCCGTTCTCGTCTTCCATACTTTCCTCCTTATTCCTTAGGGTTTCTAAGCCTAAAAGTGATTATCCACAAAGCAAGGGTTCCTAGGATTACGTAGCCAGTAACGGTCTTCGCTGATCCCTCCAAAACAATCCATGCCACAAACATACCAACTAAGGTCCACGCCTCAGATACTACATCTGTAAATATATTCTTGATTCCTGTGAATAGTTTCTTTATGAACTTCATTATATTTTCCTCCTAGCACCACCAGATGGAGCTGAGGCTCCAGCAGATACTGCAATATTACCTGCGATAACAGATGCTACGACAATCTCTTCTGCTCGCTCTCGCTGTTCAGGAGCAATGTCAGCACCAATATTTCCCAAATCATTCATAACCTCTAGCACCTGTCCAGCCACAGCACCAACTACTGGAAGGGCAGCAAGCTCTTCTGGCAAGTCTGGGTCATCTGCTTCTGCAGCTATAGCAAGCAATACAAGTGCTGCCTCATACTCTTCTGAGTCTTTCTCTGCAGTTGCAAACTTATTCATAGCCATGACAGTTAGCTCTCCTGCTAGCTCAAGGTTTTGCTCTGCATTGCCATCGTCCTCAACTATTGCCTGAAGCTGATCAATCTTGTTTCTTTGTTCTTGGATAGTATCATTAGCATCTCCAAGCTGCTTTACGAGAGTATCTATCTTTGCCAGTGCATCGTCAAGCTGCTTCTTGGTTGTGTCATTCTTAATCTTTAGCTCTTCTATTTGTCCAAGTGCCGTAGCTAGCTTTGCCTCTAGCTCCTCTACCCTTGCCTGTGAGGCTGCTAGCTGCTTAGTGAGATCAGTAGACTTAGCTCTTGCAATCTCTAGATCCGATTTTGACTTTGCCAATGTTTCTAGGGCAGTTGCAAGCTGTTCTTCTGTGCTTGTTACTTTACCATTTAGCTCGTCAATAGTTGTTTTAAGTATGTTAATAGTTTCTTCCGCACTAACTAGTTCTGCTTTTTTGGCCTCTATGTCTGCATTGGCCTTGGCTAGTGCCTCTGTTAGCGAGTCTATCTTAGATATATACCCTGCAATTGTTGCATTACGATCATCTATGGTTATTTTATAAGAGTCAATTGCTGAATTAAGATCGCTAATGGTTTTGTTTTGGTCTTCAATTACTGCTGTTTGATCTGCAATTACAACCTCAGACCAGGAAACATACTCTTGGTATGATGTATTAATTGAATCAGCAGTCTCGCCTAGAGCTTTATAGTCATCTAGCAGCGTAGCATAGAGGGATGAAAGCTGGTCATACTGTGCCTGGAGTGCATCGTAGTCTTCTTGGGATACTGCTGGCTCTGCTACCACAGCACCTCCAGAATGCCAGATGGCACGCTCATAGTCTGTGCTACTATTTAATCCAAGGGTAGCACCTACACGCCAACCACCACAAATACTAGGCTCTGGATTACACCAGGTTCCAAGGTGCCATGACATCCTAAGCGGGTCGCTCATTTCGCTGGTATCGGCAGAGCTTTGATAGATTGATGCTGTTGGTGCAAATCCCATAGACTGAGTTGGGTTTAGATACCAGTAAGTGCCATTGTTTTCTACTGTTTCGTTATATCCAGTCTGAGAGAAAACTACGCTGCTTTCTCCAGCTGCCAATAACATATAGGTATCAGAATTGGTTGCTCCTGCTGCATAAAGAAGAGATGCACCAGTACAGCTGTCATAAATATTTTGTAGGGTATCTGTCTCTCCATAAAGACTTGACCAGCACAGAGTCCATCCACCATCAATTAGGGTTTGCTTAGACACATTTGTCTGTGGTCCAGATGGGTAGTATGAGGGTGCATTTGATCCACCTGCTGGTGTTGCGATAAGCACAACAGCCATCAGGGCTGATAAAAGTATAAACCTAAGCTTAATAAGTTATCACTCCTAGTTGGGGTAGCTAGACGTATTCTTATACTATTATAAGTGATTATATAAATAAATAGGGGCATAGCCTCTTGACCATGCCCCTAAATACCGCTTATTTAGTGCTAAAACTCCCAGTCATCATCTGACAAAGCTTCGTGCTTACCAATTACGTAAGACGAACCAGAGCCAGAGAAGAAGTCGTGGTTCTCATCTGCGTTTGGAGATAGTGCTGCTAGAATAGCTGCACTTACCTCAGACACCTCTTTAGGGAACAGTGGGTCAAACCCAAGGTTCATAAGAGCCTTGTTTGCATTGTAGTGCAAGAACTTCTTTACATCTGGTGTTAGTCCAACCTCATCATAAAGATCAGCAGAGTACCTAACCTCATTCTCATATAGCTCCATTAAGAACTCGTAGGCCCAGTGCTTGATGTCATCCTGTCCTACCCAGTCTAGCTGATTATATGCCTTCTGGAACTTGTATCCAATGTAGTATCCGTGCACTGCTTCATCACGAATAATAAGCCTAATAAGATCAGCAGTGTTTGTTAGCTTTGCCCTGGAAGACAGCCACATTGGCCAGTAGAAGCCAGAGTAAAACAAGAATGACTCTAGGAAGGTAGATGCAATCTTACGCTTCAGTGGGTCATCCCCCTTGTAATAAGACAAGACAATGTCTGCCTTCTTTTGCAGATACTCGTTGTCTTCAGACCACCTGAAGGCATCCTCAATCTCTTGTGTAGAAGTTAGAGTAGAGAATACAGATGAGTAGCTCTTAGCGTGGACGGACTCCATGAAGGCGATGTTGGTAATAACAGCCTCTTCATGCTGGGTAATTGCATCGGGAATGATAGACATAGAGCCTACAGTACCCTGAATGGTATCCAGCATTGTCAGGCCAGTGAAGACCCTCATAGTTAGAAGCTTTTCGTTATCTCTTAGTGTGGACCAAGACTGAATGTCATTAGACAGTGGTACCTTTTCAGGTAGCCAGAAGTTCTGAGTAAGACGGTTCCATACCTCCAGGTCAATTGGATCTTCGATTTTGTTCCAGTTTACTGGTCTTGTTATAGCTGACATGATACGCATCCCTCCATTTCTGTTCCTTCTAGTGCATTCTGTCTAATGCGGATATAATAAATAGTTTTAATACCATTACGCCATGCGTAAATCTGTGCCCTGTTTACGTCACGTGTAGTAGCAGTATCCTTAAAGAATAGGGTTAGCGACATACCCTGGTCAATATGCTGCTGTGCAGCTGCATAGATATCAATAATCTTTTCTGGACCAATCTCATAGGCATCAGCAAAGTATTCACGGTTGTCGTTGGTAAGGTATGGTGCTGGGTAGTAGACACGACCCATAAGACCTTCTTTACGAATCTCAACCTGAGAAGCAATAGGATGAATTGAGCTAGTGCTATTGTTAATGTAGCTAATTGATCCAGTAGGTGGCACAGCCTGTAGGTTTTGATTATAGATACCGTGCTTCATTACGAACTTCTTTAGACTCTCCCAGTCTTTCTTGGTGGGAATTTCAATCTTGGCTTTGTCAAAAAGCTTAGATATTTTCTTAGTCTTAGGTACCCATTCCTCATTAATATACTTGTCGAAGAATTCCCCCGTAGCATACTTGGAATTTTCGAAGCCTTCAAATGCCTCGCCCCTATCCTTTGCAAGGTTAGCGGACGCTTTGAGTGCGTGATAGAGTACTGTGAGGAAGTAAATGTTCGTGAAGTCAAGCGACTCTTCGTCTCCATAGTGCATTTCCTCCTTTCCGAAGTATCCGTGCAGGTTCATTTGGCCAAGGCCAATAGCACGGGATTTCTTATTGCCCTCTGCTACAGACATAACAGAGTCAATGTAGGACAGCTCTGATACCGCTGTCAAAGACTTGATAGCTACCTCAATTGTCTTGCCAAAGTCTGGAGACTCCATAGCTTTAGCAATGTTTAATGATCCTAGATTACATGAGATGTCTTTTCCAATCTCCTTGTAGCTCATATCATTGTTGTAGGTAGTTGGTGTGTTAACCTGAAGAATCTCAGAGCACAGGTTAGACATATTGATACGGCCCTCAATAGGGTTTACATTGTTTACTGTATCTTCGTATACGATGTAAGGGTATCCCGACTCAAACTGCAGCTCAGCAATACGCTGTAGCAAATCACGAGCCTTGATCTTGGACTTCCTAATCTCTGGGTTATCCACCATCTCCTGGTATAGCTCTGTTACGGAGATGTCTGACATTGGCTTTCCGTATACCCTCTCAACGTCGTATGGGGAGAACAGGTACATGTCTTCTCCAGCCTTGGCTAGCTCCATAGTAATGTCTGGAACTACAACACCAATAGAAAGGGTCTTGATACGAATCTTCTCGTCGGCGTTCTCACGCTTGGTGTCTAGGAATCGCATGATGTCTGGGTGGTGAGCGTTTAGGTAGACGGCTCCTGCACCCTGACGAGCTCCTAGCTGGTTTGCATAGGAGAAGCTGTCCTCCAAAAGCTTCATCACAGGGATGATGCCTGAAGACTGGTTCTCAATCTTCTTAATTGGAGCACCTAGCTCACGTAGGTTGGTTAGATTAAGTCCTACACCACCACCACGCTTTGAGAGCTGTAGAGATGAAGAGACTGCACGAGCAATAGACTCCATGTTGTCTTCAACACGTAGCAGGAAGCAGGACACAAACTCTCCACGCTGCTTCTTACCAGCATTCAGGAATGTTGGAGTAGCTGGCTGGAAACGATTAGTGATAACCTCATCAATAATGTCTTTGGCAAACTTCTTGTCGCCACGAGCAAGCATCAGTGCGTTCATTACGACACGGTCTTCGAAACGCTCTAGGTATCTGTCTCCAGCAAAATTCTTTAGTGCATACTGGGTGTAGAACTTATAAGCACCCACAAAGGTTGGGAATCTAAACTTATATGAGTAAGCATGCTTGAACAAGTCCTTTAGTGTCTCTGGCGAGTACTGGTCAAGAACAGCCTTGTCATAGTAATCATTATCTACTAGATACTCTAGCTTCTCTTCAATGCTGTGAAAGAATACTGTGTTCTGATTAACGTGTTGTAAGAAATACTGCTTAGCTGCCTCCTTATCCTTGTCAAACTGAATCTTTCCGTTTGCATCGTACATATTAAGCATTGCATTGAGCTCGTGGTAGCTAACCTGTTCCATATAGTATCTCCAACCTTTGTTTTACTAGTTCTATGTCTGAAGGCGTGCCCGTGATTTCTACCCTGGCAATAATAGGTACGCCAGTTTTAGCAGAAATCATATCCGCTGCCTTGCAGTAATGTTTGCCAAAGTTTGTATTACCAGTGCCTATGACACCACGCAATAAATCCCTATTGGCAGGATTGTTAAGAAAAACCCTTACAGGTTTTGGAATTGCAGGACCTTCAGCCCCGCCACCGTAGGTTGGCACAACCAATACATACTCGAAATCCACGCTGAAGTCCCTAGCATCGCTAGAACGAACTGGGATACGAACTCCATTATTGGTTACCTTCTCTACAAATCTTTTAGTATTTTCTGAAACATTAGAAAAGTAAACAAGGCGGATTGGTAGTGACACCAATACCTCGCTTTCTAAATGACATCAAATTGAGCCAAATACTCTTCTATTTTCTCTTTACTGGGCTTATATTGTATCACGTTTTTAGGAGGTTCTGCAACATTATCTTTAGGTCTATCCCTAAATGTATGAATCTCTACTTGATCGTTCATGTTACGAGGCGTGTGAGAGATAGCTCCATAAACAGCACCACAGACGGCATCAGCCAAGTCCTTAGACGATTTGCGTGGGTGGTCTACTCTATTTTGCTTTACAATCTTTAGCTCTGTAAGCTCTTCAAATAGCAGGTCAATGGCTGGCATGACTAGCCTATCCTCATAGATAAGCATGGCCATATCCTCGTAGTGCTTCTTTGCTACAGAGACAGTATCTGTTCTCATTCCTATAGCTTTTAGCTCATTCTGGATATCAAAGGACTGCCACCTGTCAAAGCTTACCTGCCCGATATTAAATCCAAGTCTGCGTAAGTTTTGAATCCACTGCTTTACTTCTGAAAGATCCACTGGTCCCTCTATCCTTGGCTCCCACCAAGCAACAGCATCCACAACTACAATTGGTGCAATCTGCTCATAGTCTTTGACTACCTGAATGTTTACCCACTTCTCTACGTGAGCAATAGCCACAGCACACTTGTCATGCTTTTGAGCAAGGTCTGCGTGAACATAGTAAACCTTGTCTGGGTCTGGCTTAAACGTTTCTTCAAAACGACGCACGCTATCTATTGGGTTTCTAATCGACATAGCCTGCTGCACCTTATCCCTTTGCTTAAAGAATGCGTCAGAGGCAAACGTTGGTATGCAGGCGAATCTCTGCATAGCATCTCCCATATCGGTAAAGAATGCTAGCTTAAAATCATCTATCTTTCTAGTTGGGTTCACTACCCATGTTGGTCTTTTGAGGGCAAATACTCCTGGATACTTATAACTAATAATACTATCTTCGTCCCACTCAATAGTCAAAGAGTTGCCAGCCTGATCCTCTGGCAAGTCTGGATTCATGACAAAGGTGTGTGTTTTTGTAACTACCTCTTTGTCTGCGATTACATCGTCATAACGTTGAGAGATAAAGTCTCCTGGGTACCTTGGGAATGAGAGCAATGCGACCTTGCCCAAATCTGGATAACGAGAGTCTACTGAGGCTCGGAAGGCCTTATAGATGTTATCTGCAGTTTTGCCTTGGTCATTGCCTGTGCCAACCTCGTTAGCAAAACCAGAGATCTCGTCCAGTACTGCCAGAATAAGGTTGAGGCCCTCATGGGATTCTCGTTCAGAGTGTCCCGAATAGACAGTGATACTCTTATCAAACTCAATACTCTCAGCTTTAGCATAGAATTTGCCAGCAAACCAAGGCGACCGTTCGATCTTGCTCTTAAAGCCCTTA